AGATTCATATGCTTGGTTGTGTGATGAACTGAATGTGCCTTCAGCTTTTTCATCTGTGAAAGATTAAGTTTTGCCATTCTTCATTTTCTTTTTCTTTGACTTACGAAGGATCATAAGATCTTCTCTGGTGATTTTATCTCTAGGTTCTGCAACCATAGCGATCTTCATTTGTTTTTTAGAATAAGGCATGATTAAGTTTTACGATAACCTCCACCACGTTTTTTATAGGTCCTTACCAACCAGGCATTTGCATAAGCAGAAGGATAGACTCTAAACTTCTTTTTTGCTTCTGCCTTCACTCTTGCATAAAGAGTTGGATTGGTTGGTTTATTAGCCATAATTAACGCTTGGTGTTAAATACATCACTACCACCTAAACGTCTTTGAACATCTTCGGTGTATGTGACATCTTTACCATAGCGTGGATCAGACATGGCAGTAACTACTTCTGCTGTTGATCTATATGGTGTAGGTCCACTAGATGAAGCACGACCTGATACTAAGTTTGGTTCAACACCCATAGCGTTATTGTATTGAGAATAAAGACCTTGTACTGCAAGTTTAATAGCAGGTGCATCTGCTGTCTCGGTCAAGTCATTAAAAGCCTTAACATCTTCAGCAGGTAGATTATCCAAAGCCCATGTCACCATCTTACCGTAGGTTTCATCTCCACCGATGCTATCTTTAATGCCTTGTATCTGAGCAGAAGCAATATCCTGTCCTGTTGCATCACCACCTCTCAGTCCATTTAGATAAGTGTCGATCACCTGTTTAGAAAACCCTGCTTCTCCTAACTTTGCATAATCATCTTCATTAATCTCACCTGATTCCTGAAATCTATTAGAAATCTCCTGTGGATCAATACCAACTTCTTCTAATACTGAAGCAAGACCATCACCATAAAATTCCTCTGCATTAAATTCTGCATCAGATGTCTCTGTTTCTTCTGTTGTTTCTGGTTGATCTTCTTCTGTTACCTGTCCTAGCTTACCTTCCAGTTCTTTATAACTGGCAGCAAGATCTTCTACTGATTTAAACTTTCCAAGTATAAGACCGTTTTCATCAGTTTCATTTTTAGCTAAAGTTTGTAGATCTTCAGCAGACATTGGTGGTGTCTCTGAAACATTTACCTGGGATGAAGTCATAAAATTTGTCTAGTTATAAGTCATTGTACGACCATTTTTGGTTTCAACCACTTTTGGTTTGTATGGAGCAGGTTCATCATTAACACCAAGCTTACTGACAACAGCCTTTGCTGGTTCAGTTTCTGGTTTTTTTGTTTCAGTATCAGACTTCTTGTTGGGCATTAGCTTCCTCCGTAAGTTGTTGTGCTTGGGCGTTGTTTTTAGGATCAAGAAGTGGTGATCCAAGAGCAGCAGGGCCAAGACTTTGTATAAGCTGTTGTTGTGCAGCAGCTTGTGCTTCGGCTTGTATTTCTTCCTGTGTCTTCACTAGGTTAGCAGTATCTATTCCGATAGAAGTTGCCAACCGTTTTATAGCTTCATCTACATTCATGTACTGACGCATAATATCTGGACCTAAAGCCTGACTTACTGTGCTGATAAATTCAATAAGCTTATTACGATCATTACCACGACCTAGACCCTGTACCCCAGTAACGATCTTAGGTTTGACTATCTTCTCTGGTAGCTTTGGTGCTTTACCAGACCGGACAAGCATGTGCATCCTACGTTTGAGATACGGTAGTTGAAACTCCTGTGTAAGGATGCTGTAGATACCACCAAGACTGTTTTCCAGTTCATTAGCCATCATGGTAACTTCTGCTGCTGTCACTCTTTCTGCATCTCTCTGAACAGAACGTGCCATAAGGAAAGCATATTCAAGTCTTGATTCTATTCTTTGTATAGCAGAGAAAGATACATTGAAGTCTGCCCCCTTACCGACCTGCATAACAGAAATATCATTAGCAGATCCTTCTCGTATTGCACCATTGGGGGCTTTTGCTAAGGTGGCTGCTCTGGTGACACCATTAGGATTTACAAGGAATATAGTTTTAGCTGATGCTGCTGCACCTTCAATGATGGCCTGCATCAAAGCTTCTAAACTGATCAGGTCTCCTCTGTATTCTTCTACATAACCTCTTCCATAATCTTCACCATCAATACGAACAAACCTGAGTGTTATCCAAGGTGAGACATCTACTTTTGATCTGCCATCAGTACCTGGTATCTTCTCTCCTTTACATTCCTGATACCACATGAAATCATCATTTACTCTCTTGACGTATGTATATATATCAAGGTCAGCATCCATTGTTTTTTCATCATAGTTTTCTTTTTGCTTTATCTGCTCCAAGAACTCTGATGGTAATGCTTTGGGACTTACTGATTCCTGTGTAATGATCTCCAATACATTACCTACTGCATCACGCTTACATACAAACTTTGATAGTGGATATACCTTCAGTCCATCATCTGTTAGATACAGCAGAACATTCCCACCAACGATCAGATGTTTTAGTGCTTCAAACATAGCCACACGATCATTAGATATTTCTATCTCATTCATCAAAGCTGTTTCTATTGTTCGTAAACCTTTATCAATCTCTGTTTCTAATCCTTCCTGTCCCTGCTTCAACAGTTCAAGACTATCAATACTAAGTTTGAAGAAGGCAGTTGATGGTGGCAGCAAAGCAAAGAGAAGTTTAGATGCAAGGCTGTTCACACCTCTAGCACCTACAGCCTGAAAGGGAGTTTTTATCTTTGCTCTTGTTCCTGTCGTACTTTCAGGTATCAGACTAGGGATTGTAAGTTTAGAAGATTCTTTTGCTTCTCTATCAAAGGTAGATCTTGCACTTTGCAGTTGTGCATACCTACCACCAGCAGTCTGTCCTTGTGTTGAATACTCCATCTTATGTTGGGTAGTTTAGATTTCCAGACTGAACACCAGGGTTAAGAGGTATCTGTAATGATTTTGTACCTAACCGTCTACCCATTCTTCTACTGGCAATTTTTTTCTTCTTCCTGTCAGGCTGTGTTCTTTTATCACCAATAACAACCTTATCAGCAGTATCTTCTATAGCTGAATCTGCTGGTTCTTTTTCTGGTAATTTTGGAGGATCTGGCGGTTTAAAGAAACACATAACTAATTTTCCAAGACTGATTGGTTGAGCATGGTATCTTTTTGCCTTTTCTGTTGTTCGATAAGGTAATCAACAACAAACCGTTGCCCTGCTTTATACCATACCTCTCTATCAGATAAAGACAAATCAGGATGACGATGTGGAAAGGTTTGATCTAAGGCAAAAATCAATTCATCTGTAATAACTGGTAGTCTTTCAGATGCCATGATTAGTAAGATTTATATGTATTGTAGTTCACTTTTGATAATAAAGTATAGCAGGTTTAAATTTATGTGATAAGGTTGATATGCTTATCCAAGCCACACTAAAAAAATACCAGTAGCTGAACAACCCGTAGGCTATTGGTTTTTTTTATGGAGTCCAAAGGGATACTTCTCCTGTCTTGTAATCAAAGTCTCCGTGTCTCAATATTCTTGCCAACTGTGCGTTGAGTACAGCATCACTGAAGTCATATTTCTTTTTTTCATAAGCAGCCACTACCTTCTCCCACATCTGTTCTAATGTTTTAGATTCTCCCAATATTTTTTCTGCTGTTACTGGCCCTACTTTATCTATACCAAAATAGTTATCTGTACTGTCTCCTGTAAGAGCTTGTATCATCCAGTGTCTATCAGCCTTACGTCTTGTTATAAGTTCCATATCATCACCTGCAAGCAGGGTGCAGGGTACAGATCTCATGTCCTTATCAACTGAAACTATTATCGGGTTGTCGTATTGTCTCGAAGTGGCTAAAAGTGACATCACATCGTCACCTTCAAGTCCGTCAAAACTTTTTGATTCGTATCTTTCTCTTACCTGTTCAATAATTTTACGCAGACCTAACGGTTTTCTTTTGTGTTTTCTATTAGCCTTATATTCCGGATATATTGTATGTCTGAAGGTCGGGTATTCAGTAAAACACATAACAACATCTTTATCGTCTTCTGCTATGCCCTGGTAATATGCAACCCTCCCATCAACCATTTCATGTACATCTCTTTCATCAGCATGCAGTGTATGTAGATCTTCATTCCATCTAACATCCTGTTCACATGCACAGCATGAGGAATAGATAAGCCAATCAGCATCAATCAGTAAAGTCATCAGTCTCCAAAATAGTTGGATAAAGGAAGTACTAACCTTCCTGTTTTATCGTCATACAGCAGTTTGTCTATCGGTCCTGTCATGCCAGTATGTCGATTTTTCAATACACGCAACTGTAGTTCTGCTCTTTCTGCCACATCCCCCTGCTGGTTTCTTTCACAGGCAACAACTAAATCAGATAACTGTGCTATTGAATGAGAAGAACGCAGATGGTTAAGACTTACCTGATGTCCTTCTTCATGTCCCTTGCCTTCTGGTCTACGCAGATGAGAGACAATAATTAAACCTATACCAGTGGATTCAACCACTTGTCTGAGCTTGGTGCAGACTACATCCAAAGCTCTTCTTTCATCTAAGTCAGCAAGTCCTGACACAACTATTGTTAGATGATCGAGTATCACTACGTCTACACCTTCTGCTGTAGCAAGATACTGTATCTGTTCAACTAATCTATCAGGATCAATTGAACCAAAGTGATCATATAAAAATAGTTTGCCCGTTCCAAACAACTTATCAAACGACTGTTTCAACCCTTCTGTATTCTCTACATTATCCTCAAGGTGCAGGGGTTTACTCATCTCTACGCCCAGTATCCCCTGCATCGTTCTCTGTACACTTTCCTCAAGAGCTATATAACCAACCGTTAAATTATTCTTCATAAAATGATGAGCAAGTTCTCTACAGATCGTGGACTTACCAGTACCACTACCTGCTGCTATACACATCATCTGACTTTTATGAAATCCTCTAGTAAAGGTATCCAGTTGAGGAAAAGGAAAAGGGCAGACGCTGTTGATACCTTTCTTTGTCAGTTCTTGCCAGAGGTTAGAGGCGTTAAGGATGCCATCTGGTCTAACAGGTGTTGCTTTCCATAAGAGATCTTTAAGTTCCTCCCCTTCGCCTGCGAGGAGCATTTCATTAGCATCTTTTCTAGGGAGTCTACATATAGCTGCCTTACCAGGAGGTAAGATTTTAACTGCTTTTTCGGCAGCAGCCATGCCAGGTTCGTCACTGTCAAAACAGATTACTATTCGTACAAACTGAGATAACCATTTTAAATTTGCAGCTATATATTTATTAGCCGACTGTGAACCCGAAGGCAAACTAACTACAGGAAACTTGTTACCTTGCACCTGAGAAACAGACATGCAATCTATCTCCCCTTCTGTAATCGTTACAAACATCCCTCCAGTATTCTGCTGTCTCCATAATCTCTGCCCCCATAGCTGTAGGTCGTTAACATCACCAAGCCAGATAAATTTTTTGTTCTGAAATCTTATATGTTGTGCTGCTGGTCTACCTAACTTATCTTCATAGGTTGCGACCTGTACTGGCACTCCATTATGTTCTGATATTCCGTAGTTAAAAAGTTCACAGGTTTCGTGCGAAAGTCCACGTTTCGGTAATGGTTTTGGTGTAACAAATTTAAGTAATGGTTTCTTCACTGTCTTGATAAAAGATTTTCTGGGTTTATCTCTTGGTGGTTGCATTGTGTAGCTGCAACCAAAACAAAAACCATGACCGTCATCATAGATAGCCATGTTATCTTTACTGCCACATTCTGGGCAGCTAGTTTTTCTTACATACTTGCTGTTGCTCTTCATACCAATCTCTGGGAATAGAGCCATGACTCCAGAGAAACCCATGCTTGGTTGCCCAAGCACCATAGGTTAAACTTCTTTTGCCACGACTCAACTTTGCTTTGCTGTTCTGAAAACAAAACCGAATGTCTAGTTCGGGTCGTTGCGTCTTGATCGCAATATGTTTTCTGCGGTCTTCCTTTGAGAAGAAGCCTTTAGTTTCAACACATATCCCGTTGTCAAGGATGAAATCAGGCTTATAAATGCAACTGATTTTGTAGTCAATATCGAGTGTTTCATAACTAAATTGAACTTTTTCTGCTTGTAATGTAGCTGCTATACCAGCTTCAAACTTGCTTCTAAAATTCGTCTGCTCCAACTGTTTCAAACCCTGCTGGTGCTTTGGGTTTTTCTTCTTGGACTGCTTCTTCTGTTTCAAAGCCATAGCCTTGGGCTGTTTTGTTGTATTCGACATGGTTGTGGATGATGACAGCTTCCGGTTGGATTTTAATACCAACACCAAAGCTGGGATTTTCCCAACCACTGCAACGCATATTGACCTGACCTGTAGTACCAGGACCACATTTGTTGACCTTCTCCTTTTGGTCTTCTGACATTGGAGAACCATCAGCATTAAATAAAACAGGTGGTCGTTGTTTCCACTGCGTACCATCTGCTCTTACACCACCACCTTTCATCTTGGTTTTCACTCTGAAGTAAGGTTTGCCATCTATCTCTTCATACCCAAAAGGTAAAGGTGCAAGCTTATATTTTTTGTTTGGATTGGCAGCTTTTAGCTGTGCTTTCCATCTATCAAGTAAACCTGCAAGCTGTTCTTCTGTCTCCTGTGAATTATCAGGATGGATGAGACATTCAACCTGCCAGATACCAGAGGCATCAAACTTGGTATCAGGTTCTACCAGCCATGCAAATTGAAAAAGACATACGGGTGTTGTGATGTTTAGAATTTCGGATTTAATCATTTGGAAATTTCTGTTAGTGTTTCTTTTAAAATCGTCCCTGTTGGACGTAAGTCTGATGTTATCGTACATTTTTTATCTGTCATCCTTTGTCGTTAACTAAACACATATGGTGCTAACAATACTTCACAGATATTAAAGTCACCTGGATCTGGTGGTGTCGGTAGTTTTCGTGGTCTGCTTAACTGTTGTACAGCCTGATCGTATAGATCATCTAATACATTGGATGTGTACATTTCGACAAAAGATTCTTTTACACAGGAAATAAATTTTTCAATGCTACTGGCATCAGAACCAAAGCAATCATGGATGGTTGTAATATTACTAAGACCGTTCTGTTTACTTTTATGCAATGCTAAATGTACATTAGCTGCATCTAAACTATGTACAAAATTAGCAGCAAAACTGCGTGTAGATTTTTTTGTATCTACATCTTCGACCTCATCATTAAGTGACAAGTACACAGTACTGGTCCCTATTTTACTGCGTATTTGTTTACTGTTATAAGTGTAATAATTTTGATAAACATAAAACTTAGAAGGTGTATTCCACTTCATTATTTTACGTTCATTACCAAAACATCTTGCCACATCAGTCAGATATTGCATGATGACTGCTGAGTTCGGGCATACTTTTCTAACTGTCTGAATAATTTTTCTGGCTAAAAAGTAATTATGTGCAAAGCAATCTTTATCCCAAGGTAGATCAATATCATATTTAAAAAGATATTCTTTCACTGCATTTGATATTCCATACAACGTGCCACTGTAAGGAATGATCATCACAGGTTTCTTTACCAGTTTTCTGGTGATAACTTCTTTATTGTTTAACCAATCTGTAGCTAATAAATCATCACTATCTATCAGTTCTGTTATAAGTTCTGCCCTTACCTCTTCATAAAGATCCTGTATGCCATTAAAGTTAATAAGATTTACCTTTGCTGCAAGTTCATCATCACAGGTCATGGCAGCAAAATGTTGATAGCCATTATTAGAACCATCCAACAGGACAGGATGCTTGGATACAAACCCAAAGCCTTCATCCAACAGACCAGCCCATTCAATAGACCAGGCAACAAACTGAAACGGTTCGTCAGCATTTGCCCACAAACTAACAGTTGCTTCTGGATTAGTGGCAATCTGTCTTGCTAAAGCTGCTCCTTCGGTAGTAGCCCACTCTATTCTTTCTTCATAGCTACAACGACTCATCCCCCAGTGGTTAGCACCTGCTATACCTAACCAGTTCTTAGCCTTTTCATCATTAATAGCTGCTCCATTATGGAACCTATGTAAGGCTCTAGCTAAATCATTTCCCTGTGGGTTGAAAGTAGCTGCCACCGGATAACATCGTCCGGTAAAATCTGCCTGCCATACATGGTAGAAGGGTTCGTCTTTGTAATACAGGGCAGTATCTAACAAGGTCAGGCATTGAAATCTTTTTGCCCTGTCGTGTGCATTCTGGTCGTGGATAAGACTAGCTGCCTTTCGCCATTTTATTCTTGCATCTTCATTTGTATCTATATCATGTGGTTTAGGTGGTAAAGGTAATGTTTCCGCATCAATCAGACATCCAACTTCTATACTTCTATCCCAACAGCTTTGAGCAATATCAAGAACATCTTGATTTACTTCCCACTGTGTTGATTGAAGAGCATTTAATGCTGAAAAAAATGCTGTTGGTTTTTGTTCTGATACTTCTGATAGGTAGTCAAGATTCCTAGATTTGATTGCCTTGATATGTTTTAGTCTTTTGCTATGAAACCCCCCTTCTGTGGCACTGATCCAATCTAAAGGCTTCTCTACACAGGGCATATAGATTGGAAAGCTTGCAAGCCTGTTAGACCTCTGCCTTTTCATCCATTCATTAATGCTTTCGGTAAATTCAATATAGTTTTTTGTTGTTCTGCTAAGTCTTTTGGTTGCAACCTTAACAATACCCAACGTATTTATTATCAGGTCAATCAATTTCATGCCAATACGCAGCTTATCTTCCTTTGCCCACGACTGAAAAACAAAACCTCTGCTTCTCATGTGACCAATCATCATATTACGTCTGTATCTTGGGTGGGTTGTATCAGTAATATGATTTTTAACAGCAGTAAAATGTCGCTTATCGCTTTCTTCAAAAACACTAAACCGCATTTCATCTTCCAATAAATGCCCCGTCTGTATTGCTACCTGTGTAGCAGTCTTACCCTGTGATGTACCATCAATGATTGCCTTAAAAGCAATGAAGGCAACAACATCAATATCAGGAAACTCCGAAAGCTTTACAGCAGCTACAGCCTTCGGTCCTGGTGTTCCTCTCCAAGCCCTATCAATAAACTGTTGTATTGCTTTTGAATAGGGACCAAGACCAGCAGCGATCATGCTTCTTGCATAATCATTTTCTGATTCTTTTCCCTTCTGAATATTTAACTGGACTTTTCGTTGTCGGGAATCATAGCCCCGACTGCACATTTCTTCTTCTACTTTTATCTGCTTGCTCATAAATAACTCCTTGTTTTCATTAACAATTTGAGTTACTTACTGCTACCTCTACTGGATGGTGCGAGTGGCCGGACTCGAACCGGCACGACCATTACAGTCTCTGGATTTTAAGTCTATTTAATCCGCAGATAAAACAAAGACTTAAATATAAATTCGTAGGTAACAGTAAGCATCTCATCAACATCACCTAAGACGCTATGGATGTACTGGATTCTTTAGTATTAAGCACTTTTACAGCGTCATGCAACTGCTTTGGTGCGTGATGAGCATATATCATTGTTGCCTGGATACATTCATGCCCCATCCAATCCTTTACAACACCCAAAGGAACACCCCTCTGGACTAACCTTGTTGCACAGGTATGTCTACATAGGTGCGGTACATACCAATCTTTATCTGCATAGCCAAGATGATCTCTAACCCTATTCCATATAGTTCTCAGCCAATAGCTGCTGTAAGGAAACAACTTATCTGTAGCTCTACACTTCAAATAATAAGGTCGTAATATCTTCTGCACCTCATCGGTCATAGGCACACTTACAGGATTATCACATTTACGATCAGGAAAAGTTATCTGATTAAGGTTAAAATCCACATACCTTTTTTCAAGACCAAACAATTCACTCAGTCTTGCACCTGTATCAATCAAACACTTAACAAAATCGTGATGTTCATAAAGTCCCCAGTGTAAAAAGGTACTTAACAAATCATCTTCCATTGCCTGGGTAAAGTAATGTGTCCTTCCCTTTGTTTCCTTTAACCTTTTTGGAAACTTAACCATAGATATATAACCATCAGAAGCCATTTCTTCCAATGTAATCTTTAAGGCAGATACTTTTTTGTTAATAGTTTTATTAGAGTTATCAAAGGTTTCCCTGTGATAATCAATCAGAACATTGATCAGTGGTTCTGTTATCTGATTTACAGGCAGATCACCTATAGCTTTAATGTTGTGATTCATCCGCATGATGTAGTAATCAGCATCAGGCGTGCCACGTTTGCGTCTGTTATATACAGTCCTTACAGCCTGAGACAAACGTGGGCAAGTCCTCGACTGCTGGACTTTCCTTCTGGGCATAGGATACTCCTTTAGTAGTATTTAAGAATGAGAATCAGTTTTAATACAAACTAATTTAAAAAGTCAAGTATTTTTTAAAGATTTAAAGCCTTCAATCAGATCATTTAGATGCCTGATCTGAGCTTCTGCCTGTTTGATAAACTCATCAATGACAAGTTCTCGTTCATACCTATACTTGTTGAGG